TTGTTTTAGCTATGTAAGGGTCGGTGTCAATAAAAATACTAAATAATGTATTAACTGATAAGTAGACTGAGGTTAAAAACCAAATGGCTAGTCCTAGACCAAATGATATGTTTATAAATTTTTTCATATTTAATATATTAATGTCGCGTAATCGTAATTTAATCTTATTGTTGTTGGACCAAGTGTGTTATCATATACCATTTCATTATGCATTTCCTGAATAAATGTTCCATATAAAACCCATTTATCAATTACAACACCTGTTGGATCAATTTTTTCTAATGAAACAGTTTTTTTTTCTCCTCTTTGCATCCAGTCCCTTAAAAAAGTATAATCATGTTCAAATAAAAACATGTCAATAATTTTAATTTCCAACGGATTCCAAGTAAACCCAAAATCTGTAGTGTCAATAGATACGATCAATGTTGGTGGTGTTTCTACTCTAACTAAAAAAATTTTATCTGTTGTAAGTCCTTGTGCTGAAGGTGAATATGCCGCTATTCGTAAATACCATCTATGTCTAGCCCGTTCTTCATAAACTAGTGGTAATGGTCTACCATTAAGTAGTGTGGAGATTTTTTGTCTAATCAACACACCCATTGAATGTTCTTTTATATTCTTTTTAATCACAGTTAAAATATATTCAAGAGATGTAAGATTGTAAACAATCTGAATATTTATATATAACTATGAGTGTTATCCCAATGTCATATAAAGATTTTTTAAAGAATCCTGTTATAGGTATTCTTTTTCTTTCATTGTTTGCTATAACTTATTTATACCTTGATAATAAAAGTAATTATAAAGATGTTATTTCAAAACAAGAAAATCGTATTATTAAACTTGAAAGTACTGTTGAAAGACTACAGGTTGAGGTTAATAGAAGAGATAGTTTGATTATGGTAATTAATAGTAGGTTAAATAATTTAAAAAATGATTAAAAAAAATATTAGTTACATTGTTTCATTAATTTTACTAGTCTTATTAGTTACGGTTGTAATAATGGATAGGTCAGAAACTTTTGGCCACATAAAAAATAAACCAAACATAGATACCTTAATAAACAAACCCTTAACCCCAAGTAATGTTGACACCATACTTAAACAAATGGAGGATGTTGATAGTATCTATATTAAGTTGAAACAAGACAAAAAAAGGTTAGAAGTGACTCAAAAAAAGAATACAATGGAAAAATTAATAATTAAAGATTCCATCATGAAAACAGAAAAATTAAAGGCAAAAGAAGAAAAGTTAAAAATCAAAGAACTTTACGAAAAACAATTAGATAATATCCCTAATTATCGTGGTTGTGATATTGATACCTTTAAGGTAGAAATTAAGTAGTCCCAGAAGGATTCGAACCCTCATTTCAAAGTCCGTAGCTTTGTGTGTTATCCATTACACTATAGAACCATTTGGTAGGGATGCTAGGACTTGAACCTAGTTTAAATGTGTATAAGACATCTGTGCTAACCCATCTACTACACCCCCATTTGGCGGAAGACAGAGAACACGATTCCCATACGTTTAACCGTACCGACTGTTTAGCAAACAGTGTTGTAGACCTCTACAATTTATCTTCCTTATAATATTGTTTTTATATATTTAATAATTTTATTTGTCTCCTCTTCAATAAATTTATTACTACTTGTTAAATCTTTTACTATATATAATTCTATGTTTAATTCTTTACATTGTTTTATTTTATCTAAATCTTTTTCTTTTGTTTCTATTAAAAATTCTTTAGTTCTTATGTCTTTATAGTGGTAAATACCATTCCATTCTATAGCTAATTTTATTTCTGGTATATACACATCTAATTCTCTATTATTATTTAATATTTTTCTACTATTAAATAATATTATTAACTTAGGGAATTCTTCTTTTAATTTACATTCTAAATAAATTTCAGCTTTAGATCTAGTACCATTTATTAATTGATTATTTATTTTATTTCTACATGTACCACTACAATATTTTCTTTTTTGTGTTTTCAATATCTTTATAACTGTATTACATACTGGACAAATAAAATCAATTTTAGGTTTAGATAAAGACTCACTAATTTTTTTACCAATTTCTATTGACCTTTCATAACCAACAATATCACTTAATTTTTTACCAATTCTTTTTCTATTTGAATTAACTATGTTATTATATCCAACATCTGTTAACACATATTTATATTCTTTCCTATTTTTATTAGAATAGGAGGCGGAACAACTGTGATTACAAAATTTATTATTTCTATCGTTATAATCTAACACATTATTACATTCTTCACATTTTTTAGGATTAACAAGATATTCTAATATTAATTTTTCTTTATTTAATAAAGCCAACTCTTTACCTATTATTCTTAATTTTTCAAATGATTTACCTCTGTTAGGGTTTTTTTCACAATTAACAATATGTGATCCAGCATGTTTAGATGTCTTAATTTCTAACTCACCACAATATTTGCAATTAAATTTATACATAAATTTTTTTATTATAAATATGCACGTCTTTCCCAAAACGGTTAGCACAGATGGTTGTAATCGAAACAACTCGTAAAGATTTTGGAGATCCTACCGACACCAAGCCTGTCATCTGCATTTTATTTTTTGTAGTATCGGTGGGAGTTGAACCCACTTTTCCTATCTTATCAGGATAGTTCCTAAACCGTTCAGACACGATACTATATTTGCGGATTGTATAGGAGTCGAACCTATTATGGCTTGATTAACAGTCAAGTGCTATTCCTCATTAGCTTACAATCCTTAAAAGACCCCAGGGTATCTGATGGGAATCGAACCCACGATCTTCTGAACCACAATCAGACGCTTTAGACCAACTAAGCTACAGACACCATATATTTGCGGAAGAGACAGGAATCCAACCTGCAAAGCTTTTACACCCAGCCGTTTTCAAGACGGTGTCCTCGTGCGTTCGGACCTCTTCCAATATTTCAAAAAACAAAAAACCCACCAACATTTTCATGAGGTGGGTTATACTATTTGTATTACTTTAAGTTTATGCCTTTACATTAGACAAAACACACCTCTGATAGACCGAACTAATTCGGTTGCTATGTATATTCGATATGTTATGCCAATTTTTCATTGTTCTGTTTGTTGTTTTAATAAATATAGTACAAAGATACTAAAATTTTATTGTTTGTCAAGTTTTTTATTTTTTTTCGGATTTTATTTCATCCATCAATTTTTTAATCTCGGCAGCTTTTTCATAGTTTTCATTTTCTACCAAGTAATCTAACATTTTTTGATATCTACCTAATTTTATTTCATCAGATACTTCATTAGTTCTTTTTGTTCTACTATCTCTTAATTTTGAGTTCCATCTTTCGGCAATATCGTCTGGTAAATCAGTTCTATCACCTATGTTTGAGGACCTTGTAAATGAACTAAATGAAACAGAACCATCAGGTGAACTCCAATTTTTTGTTTCCCATTCACCGTTTTCATCTTTACCCTTTTTAATATCCAATTCATCTTTTGGTATATCAAAATCTTCATTGTCTGTGTTTATCGGTGTGATAATAAACTTAATTGGTGTGTTGTTGATATTATCAAAATCTTTAGAATTCATCATACCACGTAATAGGTTTTCCAAATCTTTTTGAACTTTACCAATACTTTCATTAAACTTACTGTCATCCATCATACGATTAAATTCATTCCAACGATTCATAAAATCTTCGTCATCGTTAAATCCATCATTAAAAAAATTTCTCATAGTTTGCTTTTTATATAAATATTATCATTTATAATTTTTTCTTTTATAGCCATAATTGTACTTTAGTAATAAAAATCACTAAAGTACAAAAACAACCCATGGTAGCGGGGCTTGGAATTGAACCAAGAAAACCGAGCTTATGAGACTAGTCGGGCAACCTGCCTCCCCGCAATGTGGTACCGAGAGAGGGAATTGAACCCCCAAGGTCTACTTCGATTCCATTAGAATCTTTTTCGACCAACACTCATACTCATTAGTTTAATTTGTAGGGTTCGGACCTACTTCTTTCCTATAGGAATGTGTTACCAATTACACCAAAACATTTAAGAGTATCATAAGTGGCGTGTTTACCTTTTCACCACCTCGGCATTTAATACTATACAAATATACTAATCTTTTTTATTTCAGTCAATATTTTTTTCAGGATTTTTTAAATCAACCGAACCTTTTGTATGTTGTGGCCAAAACGGACAATGTCTGCAACCCGAACCACAACAGCTACCTTTTTTTTCAAGATAAGATTCTGTCATGATTATTTGACCTTTTTCAAGGTAATAATCCACGCCCTGTTCAAATTTAAAATTATTTCCCATCATAATCTTGACGCATTTTTTTATGTTTTTCTTCTTTTCCTAATTTATTTTCTGGGTATAATAACCAACCCAAATATTTAAAAATCAATTTATCTAGTTTTTTCATTGTCTGTTTTTATTAAATATTTTTTCCAATCTTCATTAAGTTTATTCATTTTATGTAAGAAAAACAAGTAGCTAGGTATGAAAGGTTTTTGTGTTAATACCATACCTGTTTCTTCTAAGAATCTATCACCTTTTGTTATATTACATTTCATACAACAAGTTGCTAAGTTAGTCCAACTATTTTTACCGCCCTTACTTCTTGGTATTATGTGGTCAAGTGTTAAACTATCTTTAGAACCACAATATAAACATTTATAATCATCTCTTCTATAAATATTAAATCTTGATAAAGTTACTTTTTTATAAGGAAAATAAACATATTTTAACAATCTAATAACAGATGGCCTATCGTAATCAACCTTATCTGTTGATATTGTATCACCTTTTGTTGATATAATTTCAGCTTTACCTTTATACACCAATCTAAACGCACGGTCTAGTTTCATAATTGTAAGCGGTGTATAATCTGCGTTAAGTACTAAAATCATAATTTTATTTTTTGTACTCCTGGTGGGAATCGAACCCACAAACCTTAGTACTCGATTTTAAGCCGAGCGTGTTTACCAATTTCACCACAGGAGCATGATGGATTAATGATACTAATTAAGTATGTCTTTATCAATTTTTTTACCAAAGACCCCAGGTGGAGTGGGTCAGATTTAAACTGACTGAGAACCCTTATCCCTTTCGAAATAACTTGGTCATGACCCCAAGTCTCTCACCCCATATTTTTTGTACCCCTAGTAGGATTCGAACCTACAAAATTATGTTTCTAAGACATACACGTATACCGTTCCGTCATAGGGGCTTGGTAGTTCGGGTGGGACTCGAACCCACGATAACTTGTTTGTAATACAAGGACTTTTGCCGCTAAGCTACCGAACTATTAGAGCTCCCACCCAGAATCGAACTGAGTTATCCTGATTACAAGTCAGGTGCATCACCATTTATGCTTTGGAAGCTTGTTGTACCGTATGTGGGTACCGACCCCACCAAATCATCCTTATGAGAGATAATTGTACACCTGTACTTACGGCTTATTTTTGTGGACCTTCTCAGTTTCGAACTGAACTCTTACCCTCTTCAGGGGTACGCTTTCACCAGATTAGCTTAAGGTCCGTATATGTGTCTCTCCACATCTGTCACCACAACTTATTTATTTTATTTCGTTAGTCTGGTTCCAACGATGTATGTTTTCGGGGATAGAATCGAACTACCATTAGATGCTCCAAAAACATCTGTCCTGCCCTTAGACGACCCGAAAGTGTAAAAACAAAAAATCCCAAGGATTTTTTCCTCGGGACTTCTATATGTTAATATTTTATATGATTAACTTAGACATAAAGACCCGAGCTCAGTTTGTAAAAACTGAAATAACACCGTCAGTGTCATCACGAATAATATGTTTGTTAAGTTTTTCATTTTTGTTTAAATTCTATCTGTTAATAAATATAGTACAAAGATACTAAAGTTATTCTAATTGTCAAGTATTATTTTTATTTTTAAAATCCGTATTTACTTCTTGGTGTTGTTCTTGTGTCTAAACTTTGAAGTTCTACCATTTCTTCAGTTACTTCTTCCTTAGTTAAATGACCTTTAACATCATCATCACAACTTCTCCAAATTTCAAATGTGGTTATACCGTCACCATAAAGACCAATTCCACCACCAACAACTGATATACGATGTCCGTTATCAAAATTCATGATAGCTTGTTTACCACCTAAACCATTTCTGTGTGGGTGAAACTCTAAATCATTAAAGATTTTATAACCGTAATATGGGTCTATCAAAATATGTTTTTGTATTTTTTTATTAGGTCTCATTTTTGTTGTGATAAAAAAAACCTGAAATTTAATTTCAGGTTTTTAAATTTGTAATTTGTTAGATTATGCTAATCGAACATTAACAGCGTTAAGTCCTTTTTTACCTTCTTCTACTTCAAACACTACTTCATCGTTTTTACGAATTTCTTCTTTCAAACCTGATACGTGTACAAAAAACTCATCATTAGATTCATCTGATTTAATGAACCCAAATCCTTTTGTTTCATTAAAAAACTTTACAGTTCCTTTTTCCATTTTTAATTGTATTTTTAAATTATTATATACTAAAGATACGTTATTCCTCTACTTTGTCAATAGGCTTTTTAACTTCCTCTAAAATTTTTTTATATTCTTTTAAAAGATTCTCATAAGACGGTAAGTCCAATGGTTTTAATTTATTAAAAGGTTTGCCAATTTTTGATTGAGCCGGTGTGATTTCGCCATTTTTAATTTGAAACATTAAACTAGCAATTTTCTTTTCAAGAGTTTCAATTTGTTTGTCTTCAGTCATATTTTTATATTGTTTTTATTTATTATTAACTTTTATAATGATAGTCATTAATTTACTAAAAATCAAAATATTTATAAAATATGTCTAATATTAGAATAAAAATTAAAGAAGAAGTTTTAAAGTTTCGTCAAGAAATTTTATCGGAAGAAATGGTTCAATCTGATGCCTATAAATCATTAAAAAATACATTAAAATCACTTAAAAAAAAGAATAAAGTCCTTTTACTAACTTGTTCCAATAGATTTAATTGGGATGACAATAATATTGATATCCCTAAGTCTACTATTATAGGTAATTACTTAAAAGAAGAGTTGGGTGATAAGGCTGTATTAATAGATGTCCCTGAATTAAAAATATTTGCATGTGAGGGTAATGTATCAAGAAAAGACGGTAACAGTTGTGGTATTAAAAAAGCTTTATTAAAAAACAAAGATAAAAATCCTTCAGGTTTTCACAGGTGTTGGGCAAGTTTCAATAATAAATCTGATGAGTTGTGGAAAATATCCAAAGAATTGTTTGAGTCTGATGCAGTTGTTTTCTTTAGTTCTATTAGATGGGGGCAAGCAAATATGTATTACCAAAATTTAATTGAACGTTTAACTTGGATTGAAAACAGACATAACACTTTAGGTGAAGATAATATTATTGAAGGTATTGAATCTGGTTTGATTTGTGTGGGTCAAAATTGGAACGGTGAGAGTGTAACTGAAACACAAAAAAAAGTTCATGATTTTTACGGTTTTAAAACCAATGATGATTTATATTGGAATTGGCAATACACTAAGAATACTACAGATGAAACACAAGAGTCTTATAAAAAGGCTTACGGTAAATTTGTTAAAGACACTAAGTTAAAAGATTTTATTGAAGAATAAATGAAAGATTTAATTCGTAAAATATTAAAAGAATCTGAAGATGAATTTGATTGGGTTAAAAAAGAGTCAAATCCTGCTGAAGAATTTCTTTATAATAAGTTAATGGAATGTGAATTAATAGGATCAAAAAAACAACCAGGTTGGACAGAATATGTTGATAAAACTGGTGAAATTTTATTCCTAGATAATATAGAAACTGGTGAAAAAAACACCGTTTTATACTTTGATTATTATGAAATTTATAAAAAATTGAAAGAAATGGGGTTAAATTATGAAGAAATTAAAAAACTTTGTATTAGTATGTTGTATGAGACCCACAAACGAAAGGTGTTAACAGTTCCTGGCTTGGAGCAGATGTTGAACCTGTTGTTGTATGAGACCCACAAACGAAAGGTGTTAACAGTATGTAACACTCGAACGCAAACCTTCAGGTAGTTGTATGAGACCCACAAACGAAAGGTGTTAACAGTGTTTCGCCCTCTAAAATAAATTTATTAAGGACACAAAAATCTAAACAAAAATAATTTTCCAATTACCCTCAAAATCCTCAACCAAACAAGTAGAGTTTTCACAAAAATCACCAGAGTTCATATAATCAACTTCTAATTTTGGTTGGTGTATATGTCCACATACTGCGACATCGTAACCTTTTTGTTTTGTTAAATCTTTAGCATTTTTTTCAAAATCTGAAACAAAATTTATAGCTCCTTTTACAGATTGTTTAATTGTATTAGCCAAAGAATGGTAAGGTAGTTTAAACCATTTTCTAATTTTATTATAAACCGTATTTAATTTTATTACAAAATCATACGACCACCCGCCAATTACAGCCAACCATCTTACTTCCATCACAATAAAATCTAAAACATCACCGTGAAAACAATAATAAGTTCTACCGTCAACACCATTATGAACATATTTTCTAACTATTTGAATGTTATTCATTGTAAATGGTATGAAAGGTTTTAAAAAGTCATCATGGTTACCCCTAATGTAGATAACTTCACAACCATTCTCAGACCTTTTCATAAATTTTCTAAATATCTTTGTACAATCACCATCCCATTTACCTTTATTTTTTAAGGCCCAACCATCAACAATATCACCATTAAGAATTAATTTTTGTGATTTATTCTCTTTTAAAAACTTTAATATTTTATCTGTTTGTGATTGTCTTGCACCTAAATGTAGATCACTCATTATTATAGTTTTCCAATTCATGACCAATAATTTTTATCATTTTTAAAATAATTATTATTATTTCTATTAAGATAGGATCCAATAAAAATTCTAATCATATATAATAAACCTTTACTATCAAATCTTCTTGGTGTGGTAAAAACGACATTATCTAATACATCAAATTTATTTGGTTTTATATGCCGTGTTAATTGATAATCTTCAGCAATAGTAGATGTTTCATCAAACCCGCCTATTTCATCAAACCTTTCAGATTTCATTAACATAAATCCACCTAAACAGAACGGTGATATCCATTTTGTAAGTTTTTGAAATTTATAAAAAAAATTATAGACATAGTTATACTTACCATTTGTGGTGTTTATTTTACAAGAAACCAAATCCTTATTTACAATATCTATATATGTTAAGAAATTATCTAGTAATTCATCATCCAAAATAAATATATCTGCATCTAAAAATAACACATAAGGTGTTTTACAGAGTTTAAATCCGTTATTTCTGGCGATAGATGGTAAACCACCTTTAATTACTGTAAGGTTAAATTTATCATCCCTTTTTTTTAATATTTTTTTAGTAATACCGTCATCAGATATGTCAGCAACTATCACACTAACTTCATCAATATTTTTTTGGTAGTTCAACAAGTCTAATGTCTTTTTAATTGTTAAACCTTCATTTTTACAGGGGATAATTATTGTTAAATTTTCTGATAAAATCATACCTATAATTATCAGTCAATACAATAATGTATTATTAAATTTCTGTTAAATTCTTCTCCAACCAGGTGCTCTACGTCCACGTCGCGAAAACCTCTGTATAAATTTAAAAGGTTTTATATCCATATTAATTAATAAAGATTCAAAAGTACCTTTTGTATACCAACCTTCTTCGTTAGGTAGTGAGATATAATTATTTTCGGTGAAATATTCATTATAATCTAAAAACTCTGGTATTCTTAATGGTTGTACAGCTACCAAATCCATTCCGATTGTTTGTGCCGCAATTCTTCTAGCTATAGGTAATATAACATTTCCAAAGTCAGGTTGATTATTATCTTGTGGAGCTATATGACCATGATTTATTAAAATATCACCACCAATATGGTTCCAACGATCTAAAATTTCGTTTGTATCAAAGATATTTTGAGTATAGAATCTTTCGTTATTACGTAAATCTTGGATTATCTGTTGGTCGATTTCGTTTCTTATATTTTCACCTAATAAAGCTGTTAATTCAGCCTCAGCGTCTATATTATGGAAAGCTGCCACGTCATTTGCTAATTCAGGTGTCCATATAGCTCTAAGTCTACGAGTTCCACCAACAACATGAGCAGATGTTAATCTTATGTTAACAATTTCTTTGTTTGTTGGATCAACAAAACAAAATCCAGGTAAACGTTTATTAATCATAATAAAGTTGTTGTACTATAATAACCGTTATTTATTCTTTTAGCATATCTTGAAGTTATACTTAAAGTATTAATAGGAATTTCTTCTGATATAATGTCCGTTGAAATTAATGGTAAGTAAGGGGCAAATATATAACCCTCAGTGTATGAAGTTCCTTTAAGTCCAAGTAGTATAACCCACTTTGGCCCACCTCTCCTAAAATCATGGGGTCTAATATTTTTTTCAATAAACATATTAAATAAATATTATACAATATCCACTAAAACTGTACATTTAGGGCATGTATATTCAATGTTAAATCTTTTGTCCAAAACCTTTTTAGTACCAGCACAACAATCGTAGTCTTTTATATCAGTTTTTTTTGGGTGGTGTAATTGTTCGTATAAACATTTTAAATTTTCATCTAAAATATATGCGTACCTATGTTTTTGTGTACGGTTAATCCAAACACCTTGTTTATCTTTGGTTGGGCCTCTTGGGTTAACTTTCCAATCACCTTCATTAAAACAGAAAAAGTCTGACTTTTTATCTGTTAAACCATAATACTTAAAATTACAAACTTGGTATATACTACCGTTGTGTCTACTATCGTCAGCTAAAGTTATAACCGCTTTAATCCCTTCTTTCTTTAATAACCTTATACTTGTACCCAATAGAAAGGAAGTTGCATTAGTACCGTTTAAATTAGGTAATACACATAACCTGCTAAGTTCCATAACCGTTTGGTCTGAGTTTTCTAAACCAAACCAACCTTTAAGAGCCACATTACCCTGTGGGTTTGTGAATGTTGTAACACCTAATAACTCATCTGTTTCTTTATGGTACATACCAAAAGAAAACTTAGCAAAGAATTTAGCATCACCTAAATAATGGTAGACTTTTATAAATTCATAGGCCACCTTTTTATCTATTAACTTTATTATATAATCTTTTTTCTTAAAATCATTATTATATGTTATGGTTTTAATTTCTTTAAAAACTGGGAACCTACCGTGTGGTACTATATATTCTTCACCAGATTCTTTACGTAAAAGATGTTTATCATCGCCTAAATTTTTAACATAAAAACCTACGTTATTTGATTTAGATAAAAAAACATCATTTTCTTTTAAGTCTTTTATTATAGTGTAATTTTCATCAAATTTTCTCATATTAATTATTTATTAAGTTCTGATACAACATAAACTTTTTCACTTGCTCTTGTTAACGCAACATAAATGGATTGTGATTTTTCTATGTTCGTTATTGGTTTAACCGATAAAATATCGTCTTCAATTATAATAACATTGTTATAAGTACTACCTTGTGATTTATGTGAGGTTAAAGCGTAAGCAAAATCAACATTAGCAAACCTTCTCCTACTGTCCCAAGCGTTTTTAAGTTGTCTACTTCTTTGTACACCAAACGGTACCTTTTTAGCTAGGTTAAATAATTCAGATATATGTTTGTTATAAATGTCATAACTTTTATTACTCAAAACATCTACTGACCAAGATTCTTCACCTGTGGTCACATATAAAACATAACCATCCCATTTATTTCTAAACTTTTTTTCTTCGATGGAAACTATACTAACTTCCGTAGAATTTTCTATTAATACTTCATCACCAACACTATAGTTATCGTTAAAAATTAAAACATCACCAACCTCATATTCTTTAGGTTCTTTATATATTAAATTTCTTATATACCAATTTATAGCTTCTCTTGTTTTATTTTTATAAACAATAACTTTTATTAAATCAATATTTTTTATATCTCTTAATAATAAAAATTTATCTGAGTTTTCTTTTATAGTATTTTCTAATGAAGTTTTAAAAAACATATCGTGAGTATCTTTTCTAACTTCAAATGGTATGGGGTCTTCTTCAGGGTCTTCACTATTAACAGAGTTTTCCCAATAATAATTGGAGTAGTTTATAATAGAACTACCGTCATTTTGTCTAACACTGTGTATTAAAAAATAATTGTTTTTTGTATTAAAGGTTGGACTTATTTTACCAGACATTGAATCACCGACTTCTCTTATTGGTGGTAGTTGTCCTACGTCACCTAAAAAAACAACTTTAGCTGTTTTTTTCTTTTCAGACATTATTAACCTAAGACCTTCTTCATTTATCATAGAACACTCATCAATTATTATCAAATCCATGATTTTAATTGGTGGTTTCTTTTTAGAATATATTTTAACAAACTTACCTGTCTCCATATCGAAACCCATACCAAGTAATGATGCTAAACTATGTGAAAAAATGCCTTGTTCGGTTGTAATATCTTCTTTTAGTCTGTTATAAAGAACTTTTTTAGCTTTATGGGATAAAGCGGCAATAACAATTCTTTTCTTACCTAAAAAATGTTTGATTACTTGAGATATGATTGTGGTTTTACCTGTCCCCGCTTTACCTTGTAATGTAAACCATTCTTGTGATTCACCTTTATTAATAAATTTGATTATTTTACTAATCCCTTCTTCTTGTTCTATATTTGCGGGTACAAAAACTTTACCTAATGTTAAATTTTCCATTAAGTAAAAAATAGGTAAATTAATTTTATAAGTGAAATAAAAAGGTAGATTTTTTTTAAATATCTAATCTATAGTTAGAAGTAAACTTTGGTAATTCGTCAAAAAGTAATGTGTCTTCATACCTTTTAGTGGGTCCATCAAACTTATTTACAGAAGTTATTAGTTTAAAAGTACCGTGTAAACGACTAATATTTGTAACGCCAAAATGAATTATACTATCAGAATCATCTAATTGTTTTGACCACGATTTCTCACCTATTTTTTTAAAATTCATTTTTTTTAATAGGTCTAAAAATTCGTTATATTCAATAAAATCATTGTTAGATTCGGTAATCTCAATCACATCATCTAAATAATTACCAACTATCCTATTAATACCTTCACTAGCCCCTTCAGTATTATAACTATCCCAATAAAATTCATTCCAACTTAATTCAAACCACTCAGATGCTTTTGTAAGTATTGTTGTTAAATCACTACCACTTCCCATTTCATTAAAAACCCTTTCAGAAGGTATTTCAATTTTTAAATTATCTCGCCTGTCTAAATCTATACTAAGGCCAGAACTGTTAAGTTTTTGGGCGTATTCAGTATCTAATTCTATTTGTCTGTTACGGACAATAGCTGAACTAATTTCTCCTAAAACATCATTTAACATATAATCGCCTTCTTTTATTTGGTTAAATTCGTTAAATAAATCGGTTAAATTTTTATTTTGTGATTCCCTATAATCTTCTAATTTAGTGTCTAACTGTAAAAGTTCAATTAAATGGTTTAATTTTTCTTTATTTTCAGCCGTAAGATAGTGATGAATATAGTTAAATTCCTCTTCATCTACGTCATAATCATCGTAGATATTACTACCCATCATTGTTTGTTTTAAATAAAATTCATCATTTTCATCTACATTAGCAAAATTACTAGACCAATCATCAAAATCTAAATAAAAAGTAAATTTTTCACCGTCAAAGCCAATTTTACAATTAATATCGTTGTGAGGTCCACAAACATCTGATTCACTAAATTTAGTGCCAAAAGCTAATGACATTTCTTTTGGTACCCAATCAAACTCATCTTCAGATTCTTTTAATATTTTACGAATTAAATCTTTCACAATTATAAATATTCGGATAAACATAAAAAAAGGTAAGAATTAACTTACCTTTTTTACTTTAGTGAGATATCGATAGTGATATTCTTGAATGTTGTAACCTCCAGCTGATATAGCTCTTGTTCTAATAATTTCTTTTACATCACCTTTAAAAATACTAGATGTTAATTCAAATCCATCAATACCATTTTCAATAGCAATGTTTTCAACTTTGGTGTAATCTGAAGTAACATATTTAATGATTGCTCTAGTAAGTTTAAATTTCATTCCAGAACGATATGATTCTTCGTAAGATAATTTTTCTTTTACTAATCTTTCTTCATTGATGAAAACTTTTGGTTCTTCCACGTTTTCGTGTTTATAAGAACTATAGTTATCGTTAAAAATATTACTTAAAAAATTATAAACAGCTGAACCGTGTTTAATACCTTTTACTTTGGTGATGAAGTTATAAGTGTATGAATGGGCTGGTTTACGTAAGTGTAATCTAACCGTAGAATAATCTTTACCCTCAGACAATAACTTTTCGTTATAAACCTTAGCTTTTTCAAGGTCAACTTTAAAAGACTCTTGAATATAGTTAAAACATTCTACAACTATATTATCAACCCATTTATTATGGCGATATATGGCGTTAACAATAAGTGGCTCACAAGCCTCAACAATTTCTTTTTGAATTGGATTTAATACTATGTTTTCGATTTTCATACCACAAATATACAAAGATAAATGATACAAACAAAAAAAAGGTAGATAAATTATCTACCTTTTAATTTTAACCTTGAACAAGTTCAGGTTTTTCCACACCAACTTCAATATTATCCCATACGGAAATCAATTCAGTTGCGTACTGTACTTCTTTACCTGTCCAACCTGTTAATATTCCGCCTCTATAAAGATTACAAGGTATTAAATTGTTATTGTAACCAGCAACTTGGGTTGTGAATATATTAACTTTTGAATTAACCTTTTCACGGTATTCTTCTACCATTTTAAGTACGTCAACGTAACTGTCACCATTTTCATGAGTATCATCACTATTTATATTTGTACCGTACAAATTTCCTGTACTTGCTTGCATATCACTATATATAAAGATAGTATCATAATGAACTTTCTTGTCGATTGCTTCACGTAAAAACAACCAAATACCGTGTTCACAACTCATACCTTGAGCTTTACCTCTTGCACAAGTTTCTTCCAACTGTGTTAAGATACCGTCTCTTTTAGATACAGGTTTTAAACTTAATCTTTCACCAAATACACCAACATATCCTTCTTCAGAACATAATGCTGTGATGATAGAAGACAAGTTAGCTATTTCAGCAATTTGTGTACTTCCGTATTCAGATGTCATAGCTCCCCATGAAGAACCAGAGTTATCTGACAAACAAGCCACTTTACCCTTTAATTTAGGGAAGTTATCAACAGATATATCCAAACACTCTTGTAAAGTGTCGAGAATCATACCTTTGTGGTTGATGGTAGCCTTGTCAATTTCTTTATAAGCCGTGTAATAACGGAATGGAAATTGTTTACCGTAAAGAACACCACCTTTAAGGTCTGATAATACTTTTTTCGCTAATTCAGTATCATTCACTTCAGTGAAAATACCACGAAGGTTTCTTAAAAGAGCCA